ATACACTGCCTACTTTTGTTTTATTGACTGTTTTACCACCGGAAGCTTTTCTTGATGCTTTAGCAGATGCTAATTTTTTTCTTTCTTGTTCCATTCCTTTATCTGAAAGTTCTTCCCCTATACGGCTACGAGCCTTAAAATTTTTAAGCATTGCATTTCTTTGATTGGTAGTCATATTGTCATATTTGCTTTTTGATACTTCAAATACTTCACCAGTTTGTTCATCTACAAAAGAAATCTTTGTTGGTTTTTCTGTTTTCTTTACTCCAGCTAAAGTTACAGGTTTACCCTTTCGCTGTGTTTGAGATTGTTTTATACGCCGACTTTGTTCAGCCTTCCTGTCTTGCTCTCTCATTTTTGATAAAGTTTTTTTAGCTTTATCTCTTTGAGATTTTGGCAAATCTTTATCATTAATTATACGTTGGAGCTTTGCTTTTGCTGCTGCTCTTGCTCTGCTGCCCTTTGTTTGTTGAAGTTTTAAAAAATTAAATTCATCTCTAGGTGCAGTAACTTTTGTTCTTTTATCAATAATGTCTTGGTCTAACTGTCTAGCTACGTCTACAGAGCCTCCCGTATCTGGAGATTTTCTTGCTCCCTCTGCTTCATAAGACTTTTTTTTATCAGGCTCTGGTTTTCTTTTTCTTTTAGATTTAACCGCCCTTTTTAAAAGTTTTTTTGCTACTGTTGTTGTCGCCATTAGTTTATTCCTCCAATGGTATTGTCACCGCCTGCTGGGGAAGCAGGGGCTTCCATATCATCACGGCGTGTTCTTCTTGCTTGGTTTCTAAGTAATCCTACTGCGTCTTGATATTTTTGTTCGTATATTTGTGTAACGCTATAGTTTTTCATAAAGTCAAGTGCTTCTACCATACAGCCATAAAACAAAGCATCATAGCAGAAGTCAGTAAAATAATTTGTATCATTAACACTTGTTAGTGTTGTAGGTCGAGAGACATATACAAGTTCCCCACTGTAAGTAGCACTTGCAGTAGGAGCAAAAATAACATTGGTGTTTGTTCGTTTTGCATAATATTTAGGAGTTCCTGTGCTGGCGCTGACAGGCCAATAGTCATTTATAAATTCGTCTGTGCGCTGCAATAAATTAATTTTAGTTCCACCATCTTTTATGTGTATATTCTTAACTGTTCTAGTATTAGAAGGAAGTGTTAAAATATTTTCATTTACAGTAAGCGTTATACTTGTAATTGTTACAAGACCATAATCATCCAGAGACTTTGTAAGCCGTTCTTCAACACGATTTATCATCTTCGGAATATATGCCGAAAACTCTGTGCTGTCATTTTCAGTAGCAGCTACAATATCGTCTACAAGAAAAGAATAATTAGCCATAATAAATCGTCGTTGAAATAGTGCTTGCAGCAGAAACAATTACATTGCCTACCATACGAATACCGTTATCAGGAAGTTCGTTATACAAACTACCATTTACTTGAAACCTAGCTCTACCACCAATTGTATTTCCAAACGGGTCAGTGCTTGTGCCAGTAATAATTACATTGCCTGTACCCACACAATTAATAGCACGAACACGTGTATCTGTTACCGTTACACTTGTAAGGGAATCTACGAATGTTCCTGTGCCAGAAACAAAAGCAGTTCTAATATTTGTTGCCATTTGTTGCTCCTATAAAAATGCGAATACATATATTATACTAAAAAAGGGCGCAGGATACAACTCCCACGCCCTTTAAAGTTTTAGGTTATTACCCTAGCTTATGCGCCAGCGTTACCGAAGTAGCCACGCCAGTCACTGAAACCAAAGCTATAACGCTCACGAGCTTTAAAGCGGAGGTTGCCAGTGTCGAAGTCCGGCTCCATTTTAGTCTGAAGCGGCGAACGTACGAACATTTTCGCACCATTCGGCACATCAGTTTTAATGAAGAAGGCATTCGTGTCTGTAAAACGACGGTTTACAAAGAAACCATTCGGGACAAGACCCTGATTGCGGATACTGTTGATGTCATTGACGTTGGTTACGCCATTGCCATCACCACCAGTAGCCACAGTCGTAGCCATCGTGCTATTCAGAATCTGGTCAGCAATAAAGGCTGAATCAGACGGGATGTGCAGGCTTTCAGCTTGCGCACCAATCAGAATGCCACGGTCATCTTTGATTTTCGAGATGGAAATCAATGCAGTTTCCAGCGAAGCTTCCGACAGGTCGGCAGCAGACAGCAGGTTGCTTTGGTTCCCAGCACCAATCGTCGGGTGAGATGCAGAGAAGAACGGCTGGCCGTCACCACCTGCAAAGCTTGAATTAAAGCCGTTGTTGAAGACATCAGCAGCTTTAACCTGTTTGGTGTTTGCCATAGCACGAGCCAAACCTTTGGCACGCAACTTGGCAAAAGTGTCATAGAGGTTGTCTTCCATAGCTTCCTCTGTAACGGCAAAGCCAAGGGCTACCGTCTCGTGTGTGTAACGAGAGGTGTAGCTTTCTTGTGCATCGTCGTAAGATACAGCAGCACCTTCACCTTTAACCGGTGCAGTGCCAAAGCCAGTGAAGAGAACTTCTTCTTCAAATGCACGGTCTGAATTTTCAACTTCAAACAACGGTGCATGTTCGTCAGCAACTTCCCCATACTCAAGGCCGAATACGGCGTTAAGACCAGGGAGAAGCTCTTTTGCAATACTTGCTCTATTAATAGCCATTATTATTTATCTCCCTTAGTTAGTAGTTGTTACAACAGCTGAAGTTACAACATTCTGATAGTCAGTAGCATCGTAGTTAAATGCAACTTCGACTTTCGGGAATGCGTCGCCAACAGCATTGCCAGGCTCGTCAACAACAGCGATAACACGGAAAATGCCAGTCGTGGCTTTACCTGTGCCACCTGCAGAAGTCGTAGCAACAATGTTTGACTTACCAGTAAAGGTAGAGCCACCAGCGATTGCACTTGCTTCTACGTTGCGGCCAACGATACCGGCAGCAACAGAGGTGTTAACAGCGACAATGTAAGTTTGATTAGGATTGTCATTTACCAAACCAACGATGTCTGTAGCAGACACGCCAGAATAGTAAGATTTAAATTTTTGTTCCCCGTTTTCTACATAGCGGCAACCTTGGAAAGTACCGACAGGCACTTCAGTTGTCGTTACGCACGGTGTAAGCGTACCAGAGGCAATGCGAACCGGAGTACCGGTGTACATTGCAGTAGCACCTGAAGCAATTGGATATTCGTTCAGGCCATTACTATTGGGCGCAGCACCACGAACACGGGAAGGCTGAAGTCCAGTGACTTTAGTAGTAGACATATTTTTCTCCTTCAGTGTCTAAGTTGTGTAACCAGACTTCGCCACCCTTTTAGTCGAAAGAAGGGGTGCGACCCTTAGTTACATTTGTTTTGCTTGCGTTTTGAATCGGCATTCTGCGGTCAGAAGCATTCTCAAGTTGTGAGTTTACTGCATCTACCATTTCTGCAGAACGATTTTCAAAATATCTTTGTCGGGCTTCTGCACGACCTATTGGCATTTTTGCAAGTGCCAAGTCGCCACGACAAACAGTACCTTTATAACGTCCTTCTTCTTTAATTGCAGAAGAGTGCGCTAGTTCAGGCACTTCTTCAAAAGAAACAAACTCCCAGCCTTCGGCTTGTCTTTTACCCACATTCGTATAATCATCACCACCTTTTACAGTTGTACGCAACCAGCGAAGTTTCATTCCTTGGTCAGCAAACCTATCGGTTACAGATTGTGGAATATCCAAAAGATTTGGTTCTGTGTATTCGTATGTTTCGGTTTCTCTTGTTTCCAGTTCACGACTCTGGGTGCTACGTGTAGTGTTACGTGCCATTATGTATATCCTTTCGCAACTATCGGTTGATTGTAGTATACTCGCCTTCACCGGCCTTTTCGACCTTCATTTTTTCAGCTGCATACTGTTCAAGTGAGATACCCCATTTCTCTGCAAGGCGTACATCTTCTTGTGAGAGCTTAACCTTTTTGTTTGATGGGGCAGTCGAAGTGTGCGAAGCTCCGGCTACCACTTGAGCAGGCTGTGACGCTGCCTGCGGGGCGGGGGAAACGGCTTCTGCCTCTTGGGCTTTGCCGAACTTTTGAGGAAACTCCGCTTCAAGTCTGCGGTTAATTTCCTGATAATAATCGTCGTCAGCGGGGTTATATCCCTCGTTCTTAACGTCTTCATCAATTGCAAGGGCAGCTGCTGTTAATACTCTGTCTTTATTAAACCAAGTATTTTCTGCTGCCCAATCAACTGCTTTTTGCTGTGCCTCTACAGCATAAGCATTGCTGTATGTTTGTTGTTGTTGTTGTTCTTGTTCTGAATATTCTACAGGCTTAAAGTCTTCTGCCTGTTTTTTGAAATCAGACAATCTGCTGAAATCATTTTGTGCGTTGTTAAGTGCAGTTTGTGCATTAACAATCTTATCAGCATCGCCGCTTTCTACGGCTTGACGGTAAGCATCTTTTGCTAGTTCAATGCGTTCCGTCACTTGACGCTCATTAGATTCTACATTTGTATTAAGAAGCTGTTGATATTCTTGCTCACGCTGCTGCAGTTTTATCTGCATTTCTTTTTGTTGTTGAAGCAGTTCTTCAATCTGAGCTTCACGTTCTTTACGTTGACTTACAAGTTGGCGAATCCTTTTTTGTGCGCCAGATGTTTCGACACCTTCTACTTCTTTTACTTCTTCAGTATCCGTAGTGTCTTCTTGTTTTTCTTCTACGGGTTCAGGTTGTTGTGTTTCTTGTTTTTCTTCCTGACCTTCGATTTCAAATTCCACCTTTTCTTCTTCAGGGGGTGAGCCTGGTTCAATAGTAGACCATTCAGTCTTAGACATAACTTGTCTCCTTTAACGTCTGCGGCGAAATAGACGAATAACGCCTTGCAATAATATTATATAGTAAAAATATTTAATTCACAAGAGCAATATGTGAATTATTTTAACTTGTCAAATTAAAAGTAGGGTCTAAATCTTTTGCATCTTCAACAACCATTTTTACATCGTCATCAAAAATTAAAAGAAGTTGGACACCTTTATACATAAACTTACTACCAGAGTGTTTACCGTAGCAGATATAATCGCCTTCCTTACACCATGCACCATCAGAAAATTTATCGTCTTGATAGGCTAAGTCTCCAACCTTTAGAACACGACCCACTGTTGTAAGATAAGCCATGTCCGATTTGGTTGAGTCAGGCAATAAGATACCACCCTTTGTTTTTCCTTTAACTGAAACAGGTCGCACGAGAATGTGATAACCTGGTATCTTAGGAAGCGGCGTAGGGTCTTGTATTTCGGCATCAGTAATCCACTCGTCATTTTTCAAAGCACTAGATGCAGCTTGCATATTTACTCCTCTTCGATATATTTATTTAAATAATCTTTGATTATTCCTATAGATTTTTGTAAACCAGCAATATGTCCTACTGATTCACAATAACTAGAATAATCCGAAGCGGCTCCATACGCAAGGGAATTTTTTCCAGATTCAATTTCTTTTTCAAGTTCTTTGACAAGCTCTTCGTATAACATTACATACCTTGTTGTTTAAGAACATCTGACAAAAGTTTTGTAGTAACTTTTGCTTCTTCTAAATCATTAGCTTCTTGCGCCTTAATAAGGTCGGCCAAGACATCCATAGCTTTAAGAGTTCTTTTAGCATTTCTGTCTTCTTCTTTTTGTGCTACTTTAATTTGAGCTTCTGCTCCTTGAGCTTGTGCATCAAGAATAATTTTTTGTTCTTTAAGGTCAAGGTCACGATTTTTAAGCTCTGCATCAACTTGTGCTTTAGTTGCTTGTGTTTGATTCTTAGCTGCTTCAACTTGAAGTTTCTGTGCCTCAATCTGCAACATCTGTTGTTCAGCTGTAGGCTGTTGTTGCTGTTGCTGCATCATTGCCATATTGGCTTGAGTAATTTGTTGTGCTGCTTGCGCCTGAACTGTTTCAATGTAAGATGGATTTAATGCAATCTCTGCTTGCACTTGTGGATTCTGCAATGCTTGTTGATACAGCCCCATCATCTGCTCTTTGTATTTTAACATCTGATGCTGTGAAATGTTTTCTTGTAATGCTCCTGCCAACTTAGGAAAGACAGGATTCTGTTGATTCATTGGGTCTTGCAGGTAAGCCATTTTAACTGCAACGTGACCGTCATGGTTTTGACCTTCAAATGCTTTGATAGGCTTGCCTTCTGCAGCCATCAGAATATCAGTCATAGGGTCATGCGGCTCTGCTTCTTCTTTGCGAGGCATTAAGCGGTCAACATCTGGAACATTGGCAGCAGTCAACAGCATTCTATTGATTGCTTCCATATCAAACATATCAGGCGGTGACTGTGCCGCAATCTGCTGCACCATTTGAATCAGCATCATACGCTGTGCATTTGATGGGATGTTTGGGTCAGACACAGGAACAATGTCAACTGTGGCATCAAAATCTTTTTTGAAAATCTTTTCTTCTACACCTGGAAGACTATATGGATATTCATTCGGCAGATATTCTGAATCAATACGTGCCAATACTTTAAACTCGTCTCCTTGTGACTTATGCAAACGCTTATGGATTGCAGAAAAGAATTTGCTTGAAGCTTCAAGCAATGCCATAGTTGTCCCAACAGGGCCATAGCCTCCGCTGTCAGCTATGACTTGTTCTGTGCTGTCAGCAAACTTTTGGCCGGAAGCAGTTACAAAGTTCAGCATGTTGAACAATGTCTGTGACGGTTCTTTAAATGGCAAAGGAATAATAGACTTAGACAAGTCCATGCCTGTTGCTTCTACTTCTTTGAACTCACCTGGTGCAATTGGGTCGTTATCCCCGACCATACGAACTCCTTTAGCC